ATCTATTGCTCGCGATCCCGCGCAACGGTACGAATACCGTCGATAGACATGATTTATAGATTTAACACCATTATTATAGTTAACCGGTATAACAATGGTGTCCACAACGACTGACGCTAGCGAGCAGGAATGTGTTCAGTTCTGATCCCTTGAAAGCAAAAAGCTATACCCGATTGTTGTGTTTATTTTTAATAAACTTGGCTGTCATTACAACAGCCCTTACAGTTTCCGATATTACAAGTCTGAGTATTCGATCGGTTACCATCTCAGAGTTTCTTGTTACTGTAATTGAAGTACCTGCAAGATTTGAACTTGCGACCTCTATCCCTCAGGATAGCACTCTACCACCGAGCCAAGGTACCTATATAACTCAACTATCGTAATTATTAAGCATACGCGTTTTAACGAACTTTGTGCACTCCATATGATGTAAGTGTAATTGAATTATATGATGGCTGTTCTTTTCAGTTAGCATTAATATATGACTCAAAAACCTGTGTGTTAACTACTCACATTGTTACGCCATTTATCACCATCACTATTTTAATTGTGATACTTGTAGGAGTTGAACCTACGACCTCTACCCACACAGAGTAGCACTCTGTCCACCTGAGCCAAAGTACTGATACTTAAAAATGTCTCATATGCAACATGATTAAGTAAAAGAAGCTGGACTTACATGATTAGTCTAGACATCATATAAGTTGCTTCAATATTCTAATACAGATTCTCACTAATAAGTATTGAATCTTCTTCATTCTCGGATGCTTTCAAACCAAATTGAATTTGATTATTAGCTTTGGCAATTTGCCAACCTTCCTTACGATTAACATATCTATTAGTTGAGGTCATAAATCCTTGATAATCTCTAACTTCTTCCTCAGACATTGAATTAATCAAAGTCCCAATTCTTTCACTAGGAGTTTGGCCAGTTAGTGATTTAATTGTTTGATAACAATCACTATGTCTTCTACCACATATGATGAAACCTGTTTTAATGTTATCAGGCTGCATATCATATATTAAACCATCATTAATCCAGATAGCTGCACATAAAACAAATTCTTTTTTCATAATGTAATAGATTAAATATTTTAGCAGACTAGTTATATCTACTGTGTCCTTTCAGATTAGAAAAACTTGCTCACCACTAATATCCATACCTAACTTGCAGAAATTCCTTTATAAGTGTACTAACCAAGCCTTCAATAACAGCTTGTATGGCATTGATGATATTAGTATTTTTCTTGTAGTACATTCATTGCCTAGGGTTGCACCCTATCTATTTCAATGGTTGACAACTATGGGATTTGCAAAACCCTATGCTGACGACGACAGGCAATGTTTTATTGTCTATGTCCAGGAGGAAAATACTCACAAGGTATACCAGAATCCTTAGGATGTTGTATGTACCACATCTTAACGCAATCATAACACATTATTTCAATGGTACCTGTACATCCAGGAGTACTTACATCAACCTTTCTATTAAAGAAAGAAAGATTTATTGGAGTAATATTATTAGTTCTAAAAAACTCATTTAACTCCACTTTATTCTTAAATTCCTTGTATTCAATAGTATCCATATTTACAATGGTTTAATTACTGCCTTGCTACCATTACAGTAAATAAATTGTTTATATGGTCAACTTCTTCTATTGAAGAAATTATTTCCAATACTTCCATAGCTTTTTTCATTGCTATTGTTCGCATCTTAACACATAATTCATCCATTACTTCTGGGAATTTTTCATCAATTACATTTACAATTGTCATTACAACTACGGAATCCACTTGATTCATAAGAAATGTTGCAATTAAAAATGCGAAATTGTTAATTGTTAGATACTTATGTTCATATAAGAGAATTATTGCTTTTTCAATTTCCCCGAGTTCATAAACTTTTTCAGCCAATTCATTAGTTTGTTCAGATATTTCACACATAATGTTTTTGATTTAAATTTATTAATAGTAAGGTATCGCACCTCTTTTCACTTTAGACTTATATTCATGTTAACAAAATACTAGGAAGTGTACCTGTTTATACCAAAACTAGGTTAAAAGTTTTTGAAAACCAACTGTTTATCCATTGAGGACGGATAATCTTCGTAAAACCCACTCATTCTCAAGAATTATGCAGTTATACTTATATATCACATTATATAACAAGGTTAGCTATACCATGTCAGTTGGCTAATTTATGGAGGTCAATAGTGGAAATAAATTTAACACATCTACTGATCTTATTTCATTATGAGAAGAATCAATAGTAACTAATCTATCTCGACAAAAGCCAAGAGTTACACCATTATATTCTTTTATTATTGTTGCTGTCAATGTTAACCCATTTCTTGTTTGAAATTCTATTGTTTCATTCATCAGTAAAATATTCTGGATCTTCAGTATTAATAATTCTGAATAACCTAGTTTGTGCAATCTGCTGTCTCACATTATTAAGATTTTCCAGAGCCCTTCTAATATCTATGGACCCACATTTTTTAGAGGACAAACTCTCTAAAGTTTTTTGTGCTTTAGAGAGTTTATCATTAAGATCAAGGTTATCCATAAGAAATTACTTAATTGAATATTATTGATCCTTCATTATAAAGATCAAAGTAACTACCTAAATGACGTACAACACTAGCTGCATTGCAATGTCTTGTCCAGTTAAAAGCTTTTACTACTTCTGAAAGTAATTCAGCTGCATGTAGCCCCATCTTTAAAACCAGTAAACTCACGAGTCATTTCAGTCTTTAATGTATAATTCTGAAATTTCAAAATGTATTTCTTTTCAGGTAATACCAATTCAGTCTGAATTACATTACATTCCTCAGATAATAAAGAAAGTAGAAACTTAAATACTTCCAAAGTCTTTAGATTTTGCTCAACAGACATCATTATCTTCAGTGCATCTCTAAAATCTTCAACTGTATTTCTTCTCATTAAATAGAGATATTGGCTATCAGTTAGATTATCTCTTAACTGAAGTATTTTTTCTCTGAGATTTTTCATGAGTTAATCAATTCACGCATTTCTCTTGGTAAATTGTGATGCCCTCTTGAATTACCTTTTTTTCTCCAACCAAATGGATAAAAGAATGTTGAAAAAGTAATAATGGAACAAATGATCAACAAACGATGAACTTCCCAAGTCCAAGTAAAAGGATTAGTTATTTCTAACCAAAGAGGGGAACTGATTACTTTTAATGCATCTGCATTAAGTAATACCATTATACAAATACCTACAATGTAATTTATAAGTATTGTATACAATAAGTCTACAATAAATTTTTTCATGATAATTTTGTTTTTGTTTGAGTTTGAGCATCGTATAGACCTAAACGTATTAACACATATTCTGTTTCCTTCAACAGGTTGACTAGTAGAACTAGTATACAGATACCAAAGACAGCAATATATGTTAATACATCTAACAGCATTACCTGTTATGCACTCTAGATTTTTAATTATTTATAATTGTACTGTTTTTACATATATCAACTACAATTTCAGGTAAAAACAATTTTGTTTCAGCTCTAGTATAAGCCTGAGAACTATATAGACGATTTACTTGCTTTGGTAATTTTGCACCAGTAACATCACATTTTTGAATATCCAAATGTCTTACATATTCAGGAAAAATCATACCATTAATATCAGCTCCTTCAACATCCACAAAATCTATTCCCTTAGGTAATATGACATTTGATGAAAAAGTGCTACCTATAGCTTTTAGTGTTCCCATTTTCTTTGGAAAAGTAACATTTCTAAGATTACAATGTCTAACTATTAATTGATCTACTTCTTCCGGAAAAATCACATCTGTAAGATCTTGATCCTCAAATCTTAATGCATTCATAATTCTGGGAAGAGTAACCTTCTTAAAGTCTTTCATATCATTTAGGAGTATATTACCATAAAATACCTCAGGAAGTTTTATTCCTTCTATAGGAAAAGATGCATCATCAAGATCATAATAACCCGAAGCAATAATTTTAGAAAAATCATAAGAATCAGCCCAAATATTTGCCTCTTCATTATCTCTTAATTTTTCTCCTATATTGCTAAAAGCATTCATCGTATCAATTACAAAGACTCTCTTCCAAGGATTGTATTCATACTTATTAACCAGATCATCATCCAAATTGTGATATGCTGCAATAAAGCTATGGGAATCAAAATCAGAACTTTCATGCTTAAGTTTTATACGAGCATCTGTATCAATGAAGAGGGGTATTCCATCTCCTTTAGTAATAAATGAAAAGAATTTACACATATGATTAATATTATTTAGGAATTAATTCAGGTTTAATTGTAAAGAATCTTGATTTCTTAATATAGTTAAAATGAACAGTATCTCCTGGGCAATGATTGTATAACCATTTAGTATTAATTAATATAGACCGAAAATCTATATCACAATTATTATATTCAAAATATAACTTAGGATCAGTTGTTAGTGTCTCAAATAATACAATATTACATAACTGAGGCTTATGGAATTTATTCTGAGACAAAATGGATTGTGAATTGATTAATACAATTCTAAGATCCATATCTATATAAGATATCTCTGGATCTGGCTTACTTCTACATGATATAGCTAGTAAGATTAATAATATAACAAATAATTTATTCATTTTTAGATGTTTGAGTTTGAGCTTTAAATGTATTTCAACATATATACTAGCATTCCTATTCTTCTTTTTATACTCGGAACTTTTACGAGTATAAGAAATAATCCTGATATTACAAGATTATTTCTTTTTTTGTTTTTGCCAAATGTCTTTGGATGTTTCTTCTTTTTTAACCTTTATAGGTTTAACTTGATAATCTTTTCTTTCTTTAGTTAGAAACCAAACCCTTGTGGAGAAATAGAGAATCAACTCACATTCCCCTACTGACAAAAAGTCAGTGTATATTTTTAAATAAACTCTCCCTCAACATTCGGTAACTAAACTAGTAGTTCGACGTCTGAGATCTTGGGAGAGTTTACAGTTGACATTTAACCTATAAGGTATGAAGTTCGTCAAACAACATTTTGAGCCGCGAAGAGCCATTTAAGGCAACCAGTATTTCAGGTAGCGGCAGACTGTCCATTGCTTATACAAGCACTAGGACTGAGTTTGGGGTGGCCGATGATACAACACCAGACCTAATTTGTAATTACATAAATTCCCTCCAAAAGACTTTCCATACACTTGGGAACTAGACTGGCATACCTCAATCCACAGGAATATCCTGAGGAATATAGCTGGCCAAATCTTTTAGTGTTATACCAGGTTTCATAGTTTGCTAATAATGGAGATATCATTACTTCGCTTATTTACTTAACAAATATCTCTTGTTGAAGCCATCAAATATCCTCATTGTTACGCATGCATTCGTAAACAATAATCGTATCTGACTATACCGTCGCGATTCGGTATCATCCTGTTCTTCTAGGGATGAATATTTTAAAGCAGAGTGATGCATTACTCTGATAGCCAGTTCTACTGTACTATTTCATGCACCTGTCTTTATCTCTGCTAATATTTTAATACAACAATTTACCAGTAGAATCACGAATGAGCACTGATGGTGCTGCTATAATAATAGGCACATCATACTCATTAGTAATACAAGCAGTTGATTTGCCATTAACTATGGCTCTTGTTAATTTACCACGTGTTGTAAACTCAACCATTTTGTCGAGTTTATAATCAATCATTTCAATTTGAAAATACTCAATCATTGGTTTAGGTTTTTATGTAAATAATTAGATTTAGCACTAAAAAGCAGTTTGTCTTCATGCCCAGGAATACGACAAATATCATGTCTTTTCTATTGTATTGTAGATGATTTACAAAAGAGTTTATTATTTCTTCTGTTATCGTTTTGCAGTCTCACTCTAGCTCGGTCCGAATTTCCGGATTGCTGGATCAAGTACGAGATGTTTTGCAAATCATCCTAATATTTTAGTGGACTATTATATCCACTGTGTCCACTTATGGGATTAGAACATATTACCGTTTACTAATAATAATATATTCAAACATGCCTCAAGTACAGCTGCTACGACAGTATTTTAAACCATCCTCAACGATTTTACGTCCGTGCTGTCGCCAATACCTCTTGACTTTTTCTTGAGTTGCAGGACATGTTAATTTTTAAATGGAGTTTTCTGCAGTATAGCCTGAGTAAACACGGGCCATATCCCAATTACGTAAGCACTGCAATAATAGTACATGGCTATTACCCTCCATTAATATTTTTTTATCAGTTATCTGAACTCTGACAAACGCCAGCAATTTACTGGATAGATCCTCTGTTATTAGAAGAGAACCAATACGACCGTGGTATTTTTTAAAACGCTGAGTCCTGACGTTTTCTATTGCCATTTATACTCCTTTCGGATTACAACACACCTATACTTCTATAGGTAGACAACATACAGACGGATTTTTAAGTTCCCGCAACTCCTCTGACATACTATATATCCTACTCCTTTCATCCTTAGCTTCTTGGAAGAACACGATACATCCCTGCATCTACTAATTGATTACTCATTTCAAATAATGCTTTCCCTTCCGAGGTCCACATCCCATCATTTCACAAATGGATAACTGTATTTTCATACATCAGACGCAATACTTTTTGGATTTTACTTTTATTAATTTTTGAATTTCGTTTCTAACGAATTTTAAATTTTTTAAAAGGACTTCTTTGGTAGACGTGATTGCGTTTGTCATCATGCCATCTTTTGAATGGTTTAGATACAACGCCTCCCTGTTTTCTGCTGTCAAACATACTCACTTCATCAACTGTACACTGCCCTACTATTTCTACTTCTCCTCCCCAGGAGCTTCATCATTTGGGAATGATAAAATAGGGCATACAATCTAACAATAAACATCTCCCTCATCACGACAATGATTTTGAGAAACGAATCAATTTAATTCTTATTGTGTTACCACTCAACTCAAGTTAGTCAAACCCAAGTCTATAATACTATCGCTTCACTCTTCCGAGTTCCCACTACACCATACTATAGATATTAAATTGGTTTTCATACAGAATGACTTTCATCATCGCAATAGTTTCGCTTTTAACTACACCATCACTTTCATCGCTTATGAATTCACGATTTATCCTAAAGACAAGAAACCTGCCTCGTTACATCAGTTACGTAATTAAATCACGCGTTACGGATGAGCCATGGATTATCTCAAATCCTGAGGGCTGTAACATTCATCCTTGAGGAGAACTCACTCTCCCCAAATCAATCTTTCAGACTGATTTTATTTTCAACATTGGTTCTATAGAATTTATATAAATAAACTTTCGATTATCCCTTATAAACTCCCGATACTTCAACTTTACTTTCGTATCATTTGTTATCGTATCACCCAATAAAAACAGCACATTGATTGCCCCTCTACTGATCAACACTTGATCAACATCTGGCAAACTCGGGAAAGCCTCCAGAAACGCATTACCATTTTCTGTTATCCCCATAATCTTAAAATCTCTCTTCCTAACTAACATCTATTAAATTGAATACCCCAAAAACCCTTCAATCTTTCCCTGGGCCATTCGTCTATCCTCACTCGATCCAATTGTTTTCAACAACCTCTTGAGATTCTTAATAGACAACGGAACAATCTCTTCCTTATATGGTCTCTGAGAAGTTATCCTCAGGCTACTACCGGTTACAATCTCTAAGCTATCACCTGATACAACAGCTTTTACCGTATAATTTTCATCGGAACATTTTACTGGTCCAACAACTATTTTATCCATACATCTTAGATTTTTAGTTTTTTCATAAAATACCTACTCTCCCCAATTCCGAAACTTACGGAAAGAGTAGGATTTACTGGCCAAAAACGAGACTTCAATAACCCTCTGTCTCAAACACTTATCTTTACTTCATGTGGTCATCCACGTGATGGAGCATATTCATGCTTAAACGCCCTAACCCGAGACTTCCATCCTTTACCTCGCAGGCTTTCATCCTCAATATTATCCACAATACAATCCATTCCAAAAACTACACCATTTTATTCAATACTATATACTATTAGATTTTTTAGTATTTAGATGCTTGTCTAACAGGTAATTTTTGGATAGTGTGGAGAAGGCAGTTCATCCCGTTACATGTCTGCCTTCGATAAATTTTTTAAAAATGCACTTCTAAGGTGCTTCCTATTACTAATGAATAGAAATGCGTTATACCTCCTGTGCAGTTGCTATCTAATATGATCTAATTTATTCCAAACATGCTTTGGAAACTCATCAACCACGATAGCTTGGAAGATTACCATATCATCACCAATCCATGGTGCGATATTAAACCAACCTTTACGTCCATTAATCTGATCATACATTATACCGTATGTAGTTATGGACATAATTTTATTCGTTTCAAAATCAAGTAATTCATTGTTTTCAAATTTTCCACGAATAGTTTTAATCTTAGACTCATCCCAATTTTGGTTTTTTTCAGGGATGCCAATAATTGCATATTCCATAATGAAATTTAGTGATTATACTTAATAATAGAAACTTTTTAAAAAACAAAGGAGATTGCTCTCCCTTATTTTTTAATTTACAAATTTGGATTACCTTAATAGATAATTTCAACTTTGTAGAAATTTTTGGATACGATGGCTTCTTTGGCCTTCGCTTCGGTATCGTAACCAACAGGTTTCAGGTCTGCACCTAACTTTGTGCGGAGAACATAACCCGGAGTTGCAACTGCTTTGAAATCACGTCCAAGTAAATTGGAAACGACTTTTGCAATTTTTCCCCCAAGTTGTGGGTTAATGTTAGTCACACTTTTCATCGCAAATTTGCCATTCAGAGTTGAGCCAGCCTTCTCAATTTTGCCTAATGTGATACTCTCTTTGTCGCCAAAGTGAGCAACACCACGCAAACCATTAAGACTAATTGAACCGCCGTTAGTTGTGAGCATACGGACGTGAACAGTCGGTTGATTCGCGTTGACAATTTCGTAGGATTCAAACGTACCACTTTCTGGTAAATAATTTGCTTGAATGTCTGCGGAAATTTTGGCTTCATCCATACCGGCAGTTTTTAATTCTGCTTCAAATTGTTCAATGTTTAACTTTTCCATTGTGATTTTTTTAATTGTTTTTAAAATATGTGTGTGTATTGTTTTTTGTTAGGGTTTCTCGCCCTTTAAGGCTGGGGGTAAGTTGGGAGACAGGCCCTGGGCTTCTGAAATATAAATAAAAAAATTTTTTTAAGATTCTTGTTCATAATATATGAAAATAATGGAATTAGAATGGTCTCTTGTCTTTAATTTAACATGGGATAGTATTATAGAATTTTAATAAAATTTATTTTGTAAATTTGTATCAGATAAAATAGATAAAATATAGTAAAAATTTAAAAATTAGAAATTATGGTTAGTGTAAAGGAGTTTAGAATTGGATTAATTTATGTATATATTTCCCCAAGTGGAAAGAGGTATGTTGGACAGACGATTAATGAGAGTAGTAGAAAAAGTCATCATAAAAATGAGGATATAAAAAGTCAGACGTATTTTGGAAATGCTATTAGAAAATATGGATTTGAGAATTTTAGATATGAGGTTATAATTAAATTTAAACCAACACCAGATAAAGAAAAACTTAAGAGGGTGTTGAATAAGTTAGAAAAAAGATATATAAAATTATATAAGACAGATATGTCTGAATTTGGGTATAATCTAAATAAGGGAGGAGAAGGTAATATTGGATATAAACATACAGAAGAGATGAAGGAACATTTAAAAACTATTCCTAAAACTCAAGAACAATTAGATAATTTATCTCTCGGAAGGACTGGATATGTTAAATCAGAAGAAACTAAAAAGAAGTTGTCAGAATCACAGAATGATAAAAAGAAGAAGGTTCAGAAATATGATTTGGAGGATAATTTAATTGAGGAGTTTAATTCAATTGCAGATGCTGCAAGATCTATTGAAGGATTAGTTCAAAAAACTAAGTCTAATAAAATTGGAGAATGTTGTGGTAGTAGTAGAAAAACTATCTATGGATTTATTTGGAAATTTAAAGAATAAGATAAATTAGAATTTCATATTTTCTTAAAATTCTCAATTCGCGAATCACGAATCTTTAAAATTTTTAGAAAAAAATTTTTTGGGGAAAAGTGGGAAAGGAAATCCCCTTTAAGTTTAGTTTTTTCAGTATGTAGTATATATAGTTAGAGGGTACTTTTTGAAATCCTATGGGGTACATTTTGAAAAAGTGTCGGGTACTTTTTGAAATGGAATAGTAAAATTTTTGGAGATGAGGAAATATGATAATGTTGAGATTGGGAAATTCTATAAATTGACTATTGATAATGTGGGAAAATGGAATGTGGGGAAGTTGTGGGAAGTGATTTAAAACTTTTTATAAAATAGGTAAAATATGAAAAAATTTCTTTACCTTTGTATATTAAATTAATTAAAAATATGGAAGAAGAAAATCAGAAAAAAGAATCGTTACAGCATGTTCAGTTGCCAAATGATATGACAAGAGGTACGGATTTATCACCTAAGGATTTGTTGATATATGTATGTATAAAGAAACATCAGAATAAGGTGACGAAGACGTGTTTTCCATCAATAGAAACAATAATGGAGTTATCGAGTAGTTCTAAACCTACGGTGTTGAAATCAATTAAGACTTTAAAGGAATTGGGATATATTGAGGTTACAAAGGATGGGAGAAAAAATGTTTATCATTTTAATCCTTATAAGAATTTTGAACCGTTCTCGTTGGAGTTTTTAGAAATGAAGAATCTAACTGCTAATGAAAAGGCGTATATAGTTGCGACTCAACAATATATGTTTAAGGATTTAGAGGGGTTTGGAAAGCTTACGTATACAGATACGAAGTTAGCGGAGATTATTAATTTGTCTTATAATACAGTTGTGAAGCATAATAAGAGTTTAGCAGAGAAGGGATATTTGGATATAATTAGGACAGGTGTTAAAGATAAAGATACTGGATTAATGATAAATGAGAAGATATTTCATTTAAATGAGTTAGAACAAGCGATTGTATTTAAGTTACAGAATCATGAAGATAGATTAGATAAGACAGATTTAAAAATTGATACGATGGCATTGCAGTTAGATATTGTTTTAAAAGAAAATAAGCAGATTAAAGAAGAATTGGATAGATTGAAGCATCCAAATAAATATGTAGAGGTTGTATTATAATGAATAATGGAGTATGGATTAGTAAAGTAGAGATGGAATTGTTTGAAGATTTTGTTAGAACAACTACTGATGCTATATTGTATGGTAAACCAACAATGGAAAATGACGAAGAAGATGTATGCTCAACTTCTTCTTAGAGAAGAATGGTTGAAGAAGAGAGAAGAGATATTAGAGAGGGATGGATATAGATGTGTAAAATGTGGAGCCACTAAGTTATTACAAGTACATCATAAGAAGTATGGTGATGGAATGCCGTGGGAAGTACCGAATTCTTGGTTAGTGACATTATGTAAAGGTTGTCATAGTTTAGAACATGGGATATTTAAAAGTGGAAAGACTAAGAAAAGGAAGATTAAAAGGAAAAAGAGTAGAGTAAAAGTTAAACATGATATGAATGTATCTGGATTATAAAAAAGAAATCCCATTATCAATGAAGATAATGGGATTTTTGTTTAACCTATTTCTTAGGTTTAACTGGAGCTTTGGGTTTTGTCTTACAAGCCATGTGTTTAATTATTAAAATTATTAATTAATTATCTATTTAGTTTTTAGGAATTAAAAATAATTTATTTCCTTTTTGATATTTTATTAAAACTCCTGTTCCTTGTTTATAACCATTTCTTGCCAATCAAGTTCCTTGTATTTTTGGTAATTGTATTCCAGTATTAGTATCCCTTGCATAATCTTCAGCTCTATTTCCTAAGTCAGTTAGTTTACCATTAATTAATTGTAATCTTGGAAACATATATCCTTCATTATTATCAGACATTAGATGTGTTGACATCATTCCTTTTTCTGAGGATATATCTTTAGGAGTTGGAATAGATATAGGATGATTTTCAAATAATCTTTTTACTCAATCCAAATGTTTATTTGCATTTAATACACTATCAACATATGCTGTTTTATTAGTATTAAATAATCCTCCTGCTTGAAATTTTATTTTCTTAAGAAAGGAAGCATTAGGATTAGACTTTGACTCTTTATATTTTTGTTCAAATGTAGGATCTTTTCCAAACATTTTATTTACATAATTACGACTTTCTTCTGGTATATCATTTAATCAGCCAAGACTATTATAAATATCTTCTCCTCTAGCTTTAGCATCATTAAGTGCATTTACTATTGGACCCGGACCTGCATTATATGTAGCATAAGTTTTAGCTGCTTTTACTAATGGAGTTCCAGGTTTATCTTTTAAAAAATCAAGATTATTAAGTTTATCCATATATCAATTTCGTTCTTTAAAAGCCTGATCAAAATTAGATAAATGACCAAAGGATGATCTATCTCCAGTTTCTTTTACATAATCATTATGAGTACCAGGTAACATCTGAAATCATCCATAAGCTCCTTTGGGTGAAGTAGCAAGTGAATCTAAATTACTTTCTATTACCATTTGACGTTTTGCACGTTCTATTTTAGATGGAAGTTTATATCCTTTCTGTAACCAGTTTATTTTTTTACCAGTTTGTTTATTTTCAATTCAATTTATTTCAGTTACCATGTTGTTTAATGATTATTGATTTTACAAAATTAAAGATTATATTTTACATAAAAAATAAAATTGATGAATTTTTTTATTGATAAGATTTATAAATGAATTGAATTAATTTTTAAGGATTAACTTTTATAAATCTTGAAATATTAAGTTTAAAAATATATAGAAGTAAAATTTTTTATATTTTTTATATTTTAAGATTTTTTATAAAAAAATTTGTTACCTTTGTGTATGTAAAATATAAAGGAATGATGGATGAAGTATTGACAAAGCACGGTTTTAGATTCAATGCGAATGACCAGGAATGGTGTAAAAAGAATTGGACAGTAAGAATTGAGGGAGATGATATAGAAGTATTTGATACTACAATAACAGATAGGGGTTGGTTATATTATTATGGCGATAAAAGTAAACTAGAAGACATTCTAGAAGGTATAAATATAATTACCCGAAGAAGATTTTAAAATATATAAAGAAATGTCTTCGTAGTTTAACGGCTAAAACAATAATCTTCAAAATTATTAGATCTTCGTTCGAATCGAAGTGAAGGCGCAATGTAAGTGTAAGTGTAAGTGTAAATGTAAAATGATAAATGACAACAAAAGAGGAATTAGAACAATTATTAATAGTAGATAAGTTACCTTATACTACATTAGGAAAAATGTTTGGGGTTTCGGATAAAACAATTAAACAATGGGCATTAAAATTAGGTATTGATGTACCTAATAGAAAAAACAAAATTCTTAACGAAATATGCCCAAATTGTGGCAAAGAATTTAAACCAGCAAAAGATGGTAGAGGAGGTAGAACAGAGTGTTGTTCTATAAGTTGTAGAGGAGAATATCAAAGTAAAAAACATTATCAAGAATATCAGTTAGATAATTCTATTGCATATGGTCAAAAAAATATGCAGCATTATAAAAAACATTTTTTAGAAGAACAGAATCATAAATGTTCTATATGTAAGATGGAGGATATGTGGAATGGTGAAAATTTAGTTTTTATTTTAGATCATATTGATGGAAATGCAGACAATAATGAGAGAACTAATTTAAGATTAATCTGCCCAAACTGTGATTCTCAATTAGATACATTTAAATCTAAGAATAAGGACTCTGCAAGAGCTAAGTATAGAAAGTAATGGAAAAATTTAATGAAATATATAAAATGAGTGCACGGTTTCCACTTGTAAGAGTAATTGATATGCCAGCATTTTATGTTCAAGTAAATGAGTATTTAAAATTAAGAATTGATAATCAAGAAATAATTGATAAATTAAAAGAGTTTAAATTTCCAGATGGATCTTTTTATAAATGGGATATTGTGGAATCTGGATGTATTCCAACAAGATTTTAATTATGAATGAACAAGAAGAAAGAATAATAGAATTAAGAAAAGAGGGATTAACATATCACGCTATACAATTAGCTTTAGGTAATCCATCTAAAAAATATATAAAAGAGGTGTTAAAAAACTATGCTCCAGAATTAATTGGTGATGTAGTTCCAAATTATGGAAAATTAAAACCTAAATGGTAAGAAGTTATAAGGTATGTGACAAATAGGAAAATTTATAATAATTTCGGAAAATTAATCTCACATCAACTAATATAACTCAACC